TCTTTATACATCTGCTCTACAAGGGATGTCGTCGGAACGACTATCAGAGTATTTTGTCCTTTCTCAACGTAATATCGGACAATCGAATATATCATCAACGACTTTCCAGAAGCAGTTGGAGATATCAGCAACTTGCGATTATGTCTTAAAGCGTCGTATACTCCCTCAACTTGGTATTCGCGGGGAGCGTACTTGCAAATAGAAGTCATATAATCTTTCACACCTTCTTTTGAGATGTGCTCATTTACCTCAAAGGGAAGACCATAAAACTTATTGTTTGTGAACTCATAAGTATAATCGTGATTTTCGCAGAAGCGAGTGACCTTATCTAAAAGGCCAGCATAAATTTCACCAGTTTGTGTATTGAACAAACGAATTTTTCCGTCCCAGTGTCTGTTGCGAAACTGAGGCATAAACTTGGCACCTGGAACATCAAACGTGAACTGATCTGCAAGTTCGTAGTAAACGTGAGGTTCTGCCTTTATCTGCAAAAATACTTCATTCTTTTTAGATATAACCAAGTGTGACATAAGTTCATATCAATACAAAAATATTTATTGTCAATAAAAAAGAGGCATTTCTGCCTCAGTTGAATCCTGCTTGAAATCTATGCCACTCAATGGCATTTTTGATTTGATAAGTTCTATTTGAAATTGTTTTAATAACCTCTTCTAGAAATTTCAGCATAATGTCATAGTATCTAATTTTTAGATCTATCTTATTCAGTTTCTCATCGGCGTCCATATGCCTCTGTAATGCTTCTTTATCTCTAACTTTATATGGGAATGGTTCTTCCTCATAAACCTCCACAGGTGCCTTTCCGGTGTAGTAGTTGTATCGTTCAAGTTTTATCTTGTTATAAGTCTCTCTTGCTCGTTCACGCAACAAGGTAATTGTATTGTAAACTGTATAATACTTTGCGTGGAGTTGGGGTATTTTTAAAGACTCATCGTGTAAGTTATCAGGATTTATGACAGAATCTTTCTGCCACATCTCCTGAATTTGATCAAGATCCATTAAATCGATGACGTAAGTTGATATACAGTATACTTGAAAGACACCTGTGCTGTAAAGTAGTTGATGTCCGTTGATGTTGAGTCAAAATCAAGAGAACTTAATGATGTTGGGAATAAATCCAAAAACTTAACCTTTGCAACTTCTCTAAAATTACTATTCAAAATACGTAGAGTTCCATCACTAAATGCTTCTTTCTGATCTCTAATTCCGGTATCATCAGTAGTCAATGTTCTAAATTGTGAAGTTGTTTCTGGATATCCTAAACCAGTTAACCATTCGTAAATTGAGATATAGTTTTCCATATTCTCATCAACCATAAATTTTAAAGTTAAATCACCATAATTTAACTTTTCCCCAGGTATATCGAGATCCTTTAAATATGTTGATTGGCGAGCAACATCAAGAGAAATCTCTGGGATTCTCGCACTATTGGAGAAAAAATCTACCTTTGGATATTTTGCTAAGGTAAATTTAAATCCAACCGCAGATAAAAAATTTCTATTAGAAATTTGATTTGGAAAATTGCAATTTGCCATTATTTCTTTTTAGTCGGAACTATTTTAGGAATACTCATGTTCACCTTTATACCTAAATTGGGAATTTTTGATTTTGGTTTTTGTTTTATTACTGGTGTAACATCAAGATCTCTTACACCAAATTGCTTATAGTCTTTATATCCAAGATCTTTTGTTGTTTGTGTTGTTAAATCATATTGACGATTGCCGTGATAAGGACCTCTGTCAACAACAGGTGCAACAATAGATCTACCAGTTTTAGGATCAGTAATTTTTACTTTACTTCCTAGTGGTAATGATTTATGAGCAACTCCCCTTGTATTTGGAGTTAGAACAGTCCCATCAGCAGTCTTATTTCCATACAATCCTGGACCATAAGAACTAGTTTGTACCACTGCTCCAAAAGGAAGTGCTTCTGATATGAACTCTTTAAAAGTCTTCATTATCAGTCGTTAACAATGAGATTAAACCAAGTCTCACTCATACCATTGATGATATTATTTGCCGATTCTTTATCTTCTGCGTATCCTTCTTTAATAAGATGCTCAACAACCTTTTCGTAGTTCTTATTAATTTCTTGCGATTGTCTAGGAGTAGGCTTCATTTTTCTACTAGTTTTATTTTTATTTAGATAAAAAAAGACCCCCTTTCGGGGGTCTGATAGATATGTGAATCGAGATCACATTAAATTGGTAACCTTGACTCTTCTGTAGTAACGGTTTGCGTTACGTACCAGACCGTCGCCAGTGATAGCGGTTGTACCCTGTGAGAATGGGTTAGCAACGATACCATAACGGGTCTTGAATCCAATCTTGGGCTGGAAGGTGTCCTCACCAACCGCACGTACCATCTGGAGAGGTACATATGGGCAATAGAACAGACCTGCATCATAAGGGGAAGAACCCTTATAACCAACCACATAGTACTGGTTAGCAGAAACGTTTGCCGAATAAGGATCGATATAAACACGATACTTACCTTGCAGAACACCAGCGAAGGTGTTGCCAGTGTCATCAACGTTCAGGTTAGCGTTGAGGGCGGGGGTGTAATCAAGTACACCAGCCATTGTCAGGGCGGAAGCAACGTCTGCGGAGCAGAGGATCATGTTGCCCTTTCCACGACGAGTTCTTTGTGCGATTGCGTTAGCATCGCGCTCGATCTGGAAGATAAGACCCTTGAACTTCTCAACTGACCAACGACCGTTGGAGTCAACGTCGAGGTCGAAAGTACCAGCGGTAGCAACGTTTGCCTGAGCACCAGACTCAGCAACGTTATAGATGGTACGGATAACTTCGCGGTTGATTTCTGCGAGGATCTCGGTGCTGAGGATGTTTGCAAGCTCAGCTTCTGCATTCAGACCGTGAATTGCCTTCAGGTCTTGTGCGAGTTCGAGTGAGTACTCAGCTTTCAGAGCACGTGACTTAGCGGTAACGGTGACTTTCTCGATTGAGAATGCCATCTCGTTGAAGTGACCCTCAGTACCGTCGCCAAGATTCTCAGCAACATCGGTACGCATACCCTGACCTACGTTGTAGGTTTGAGCATCGCCAGTTGCAGGATAGGTAGCATCCAGAAGACCAGGATTTGTACCTCTTTGGGCAGTAGTACCAAGACCAACGGTGCCGTTAGTCCAACCAGCGGTATTGTTGAGGTTGGTTGACTGTCCGGAGAATGCAGTATCTGCTTCGTTGAACAGTGCTTCGGTGCCGCTCTGGTTGGTGTACTTCGAACGCATTGCGAAGATGAGTCCAGTAGGACCGTTCATTGGTTGAACGCCAGCGAGGTCATAAGCGACCAGGTTAGGCATTGAACGTCTGATCAGGGAGATCAGAACTGGATCGAAACCAGCAACAGGAGCAGAAGCACCAGCAGAGAAACCAGGATTACCGGTTCCAGAAAGAGTGCTAACAGTAGGACCTTCCGAGAGGAATGCTCTCTCCTCACGGAGTTCTCTCTCTTGGTTTTCTAGCAGGATAGCGGTTACCGCTCTACGATGAGAATCTTTGATTGAATCAAGACCATCATAGTCGAGAATAGGTGCCCACTTCTCCTGCAGATGCTCGGCATTGAACATTTGCATTTGAATTTACCTCTTTTAAAAGTGTTGTTGTTTGATTATGATCTAAAAATCACTTTTTAGAAGCTCTTGCAAGAGTCTCTAAGTAAGCAGCCATGATTGGCGAAACAGATTCGGTGATCGTTTCATCAGATGATACTTCTTCTGAGAGATTCTCAGTTGCGCTTCTTTGAGTACCAGTGTTTGATGGGAAATATGATTCCCTCAGAGTTACTAGCTTCTCACGATAGTCTGCTTCACTGTCAAACTCAACATTTTCGGCAAGAGAAGCGAGTTTGTCCTTCTGAGAAAGTGCAAGACCCTCAGCGACATCTGCAAAGATTACATCAGCAACCGACTCGGCTAATCTTCTATTAAGAGCAACATTTCTTTGAATTTGCTCGTTGAGTTTTTCTTCCATTTCATCAAGTTTATCTACCATGCTCTCGATTACATCATATCTATCTTCAGGGATTGTTACATAATGATCTTCAAAAA